ACCATCCGGCCCAATGCCGGAGAAAGAATCCAGCTTGTCAAAATGCTGCTGAAGGAGGTCAACGTCCTTGACGTACGCCTTCAGCTCGGCCTTACTCGCCTTGTCCATATCCAGCCGCTCAGCGGCCTCACGGACAGCACCCATGTTGTACCCGGGCGTCTCGGCCACCTTCGTGGCCAGCCGGTCAATGTGGTCAAAAAACAGGGGCGCGCCAGTGACCCGCTGAAGCCCGGCAGCCAACTGCGGTGCGGTCTTAATCAGCTCCGCGCGGGCCACCGCCGAACCGCGAGCGGCCAGGACAATGTTGCCCTTGGCGATGGCCTGCTCGTGCGGGTCGAGAATCTTTGCGGCACGCCCCATCAGGTCAATCATTGCCGCCGCGTTGGACTGCCCGGTGTTCTCCAGCAGGCCCGCGTAGTGGTCCCGCAGCATGATCTTGTCGTACCCGTACGTGTCAGCCATCGCGTGGTACAGGGAGCTGGTGTTGCCCTCCACCGACGCCCGCACACCAAACGTGCCCCGGGCGGTGTCGGTCACCTTACGGCCCAGACCCACGGTGGCGTCCGCCGCCGTGGCGGCGTCGTTCAGGCGCGTAGCCACCTTGTCCGCAGCCTCACCGGCAGCAGACAGGCGGGTTGCCATCCGGGCACCCTTGGCCACCCGGCCAACACCCTTCGTCGGGTCCAGCAGGCCCAGCATGAGGGTGTCACCAAAGGCCGCGCCGATGCCCCACCAAGAATTAGTGTACTTAGCGCCCAGGTCCTTAGCGGCCTGCTGGTTCATCAGCGGGTTGGCGTTATTGCCGGACTCGTTCATCAGCCCGTGAGGGGCCAACTTCTCCATGAAAAGGCCAAAGCCGTTAGGACCGATACCGGTCTCCGGGTCGGCCGCGTTCCACGCGTCCAACCACGACTGCTTATCAAACGCGACCGTGCCCGGACCGTACCCGGCAATGTTCTTTTCCTCGGCAGAGTTATACAGCGTCGCCGCGCCAATGGTCTTGTCGATCTTGCCGAACGTCCACCCAAGGCCGTAGATGGCCTTGTTCACGCCAGGAATCTTGCGGGCCGGCTCAATGGCCGTAGCCGCAGCCGTTCCGGCGTTAGCACCGACCTTGTACCAAGCGTCCGGCGTGGACAGGTCATAGCTGCCATTCAGGTGACCGGCGACATGCCACTGCTGCGCCTGCTGGTCATCAACAACACCCATCTTGGATGCCGTGTCACCGTACACGCCGCGAATCTCGTCACCGAACGTCGCGTTGCCCGGGTTGGCGGTAATGCCAGCCGCCAGGGTAGGCACGGCGGCCGGAGTCAACAGGGCGGAATACTGAAGGGAATCACCCACGACCTTGAACGCGTCACCAAGGCGAGACCAGAACGACATTCAGGGTTTCCTTTTACTGTAGAGAAATCAAAGTCCGCACATAACGCCGGAACTCCGGGGTCGCGTACTGGCTATCAGCCGCCGCGATCATCGCCGGCAACAGCGGGGCCAACCGCTTAGCCTCAGCCTTCGCCCCCTCAGGGGGCATGTTCAACGCGTCCTGTCCCGGACCCTCACCCAACGCCGCGCCGGCCGTCACGGGCTCGTCAGGACGCTCCGTGGGGGCGTGCAGCGGCGTCGGCATCGCGGGCGGTGCCCCGCCCCCCGGAGTAGTGGGAGACGGTGCACCGCCGCTCAGAGGCGCACCCTGCTGGATCGAACGGAAGTCAGCGTTTTCTCCGTACCCGGCATCGGGTAGGTCCCTAACGGCCTGCGGACCTCCGTCAGTACGTCGTGAATGCGCGCCAGGGCCAGACACTGAAGCTGGATGACTAGGAGCCCTGTAACCACCATGACCATTAGCCATTTAATTCCCACTTCTATCACTGCCCCACAACGGGGTTCATCCGGGAAACGCCGGCCTGAAGGGTCGGCTGCCCCTTGCCGGTCAAACCGGCAAAGAGCATCTGCAAATCGGGGCGACCATTCGGTCCCTCCGTGGCAATGCCCTGCTTCAAATCTGAAGCGGGACCCCCCGCCGCGCCCGCGTCAGAACCACCGGGGCCAGCACCTAGCGAGGTAGGAGCGCCAGGGGCACCTTCAGCGGGAGCGGGCGGCGGCGGGGGAGCAAACACCTCTACGATGACCTGCTCAATTGGCTTGCCCTTCTTAATGCTGTCAGTCACTGCCGCAATGGCTCGCACAATGGGCGAGGGGTCTTGACCGTTGGCAATGAGCTGCGGAAGGGACTGGCCGGTCGCAGAGAGAGCTTGAATCAGGCTGTCGCGCATACGCTCCAGCTCGATCTTCTTGGCTTCTTCAGCCACGTTAATGTTGGCCGGGAACTGCCGCATGGCAAAGTCCCGGCTCAAAAGGCCCGCGCCCTGTGCCTGAAGCACGTAAACGAGGGCACGGTTCGCGTCCAGCCCGGCAAGAAAGCCGTACTGCACGTCCACCGTGTAGTCGGAGGCAATGTCCTTGGCCGGGGTGTACGTCACCTTGAAAGGGACGCCACTGTCCTGACCACGGATTTCCTTGGTGGCGTTCGGCCACAGCTTCTCGTCCATGCGGAAACACAGCTCAATGACCTGCTGAAGCGCGAACTTCACCATTTCCTGAGCCTGAGCAATCTGCGTGGAGTACCCATCCATCAGCTCCTGCACGCCGCGTCCCGTAATGACGGACGCGGACTGCTGGCCCTGACGGGATTCCGGCGACATGCCACCAAGCTGCATGTCCTCACGCAGCCACTGCATCGCCTGGAACGACGCCGGGGGAACGTCCACCCGCAGCCGCTGCACACCGGCCGGGTTGGACGTCCGCATCGTGGCGTCCGGCCCAAACGAAACGTCCGTCACGTCCGGGGGAACCACAATCGGGGCACGAACCGCCTTGTCAGCGGCCTCCATTGCCAGAATCTGAAACTCATTGCGGGCGAGCTGCGGCCAAATCAGGTCGTCATACGCGCCAGCAATGTGCCCGGAGTAGGTGCCATTGCCGTTCGGGCGGGGCACCGCCACCAGGGTGCACCGGCCCATGATGTTGGCGTACTGCTCCAGCACCTCGTTGCCGCACTCCGGCAGGTAAACGACGCACTGGTCCTTGTCCTGAAACTTGACGACCTTGATCTTTTCCTCGCGGATAGCGCCCTTGTGGCGCTCCAGCTTCGCGCGGAGGTCAGGGTAATCAGCAATCAGGCTCATGTGGTCCCGGTAGTACACCTTGGCGTACGCCACGGTCTCCATGTTCCGATTCCACACCGGGTAAATGGACGCGCCATCCTCAACGCGAATGCGCGGCGACTTCTCATCAAAGGAGGGCTCCACGCTCATGGCCAGCAGGCCATAGCAATTGAACGAGTCGGCAGCATCCGGCATCTGCGGCGACAGCCGCGACGAAATGACGTAATGATTGGCAATCTTCGTACGCTTGTCGGCAAATGCCTTTGCCTTCTCGTTCAAAGACGAGGACGCCGTGCAGTTAATGGAGGGCAGCGGTGCCAGCTTGGCCGCGTAGTCGCGGGCCATCACGTCCACCATGTTGGCCGTGACCGGGCGAGGCCAGTCCTCGGGGAAGATGCCGGGGGCCACTTGGTCAAAGTCGCCCTTGCGGACGGCCCGCACCATTGAGGCGGTCACGTCGCGGCGCGAGTACATGCGGGTCAGCGCGTCAACGCGGGCAAACACCGCCTTCAAATCAGTCATTCAATACCTTCAGGTAGAGTGTGGCCATGAGCGACGACGACGCCCGGCTATCCCGCTTGCTGTTTGAGGCCCGCGAGGTCGTGGACATGTACGCCGACGTAGTGCGCCAGAATCTCAGCGAGGACGCATGGCTGGTGCGGCTGCGGGGCGAGATTGACGCCTACCGGGCCGAACGTGGCTGGTCCCCCAACGGCTTCGGTGACGAGGCGGTCAGTAGCCAGGAGTAAACGTCGCCCGGCGTTCCATCCCACGACGGGACAGGAACCGGTTACGGACGTGCGTGGTCATCGGCTTGTCGGCACCATTGACAATGATCCGGGCGCGGCCCTCAGCAATCCACAGGGCCATCGGCCCGTCCTGCCGCAACTTGCCGCCCGACTTGTTGGGCACCCAAATCATTAGCTGATCGACAAGGGCCTTAATGCCAGGGGAACGTCGTGGGTCGGGAAGATTGATGACGTTGAGGCCATCATGGTCGGAAGGTCCGCCACCGGACCGTTCACGCATCGCTCCAAAAAGGGGAGCCATGCTTGCCACGCCGAAATCAGGGTCGATTTTATTTCGTCCGGTGTACTCGGAGGACAACTTAATACCGTGGTCACGGCAGTAGGCCATGATTCGCTCATCGTGGTAAATCCAATTGGAATAGCCCTGCGCCTCAATGACCCACTCATTGACGCCGTACTGCGGCGTCACTTCCTCGATCTTCTCCGCGTACCACGACGGCTTCGTGTTGTTGCCCGTCCACGCGTTCAGTACCCACCGTTTGCGTGTGATACGGTCTACTGCGTAGACCAGCACGAACGCCTCACCGGTCCCGGCCGGGTCAATGGCCCCGATGACGTACATGCCCTCCATGCCGTTCGGGGTGTGCCCGATCTGACCCGCGATCAGCGGGCCAGGGACGCGGCGCTTGTCCACGCTGCCCCACACACACGCCGGGTGAAAGGTCATGTCATCGGAGACTTGCTGCTGCTGGTAAACAAGCGCCCACACACCGGCACGATTTCGGTCCATTACCGTCTTGAGGGCGGGGCCATCCCACGCTGGATAGAGGCCCGCGTCGTCAGCCTCGTGTTCACCCGACTCGTCCAACGGCTGCGACGACTTCGGCCACAGCGTCGTCCAGTCCTTTACCTCGTCCGCATACGCGAGGACGGCGGGCTGCGCGAGCCGGGTCCACGGGGATTTCCCCGACATGTAAACGTCATCGTCCATGAGGTGCGAGTACAGGTCACGCGGGGCAACCCGCGTCCCCACCGCCAGGATGAAGCCGTCCTTAGCCCGGCTCATCACCGTCCGGGTCAGCCAGTCAAATTGCTTCTCAAACTGGTGCGCGTTGGTGTCGTCAACGCAGTCATCAAGAATAATCAAATCGCATCGGGCACCATAAATCTGCCCGCCAATACCTACCGCCTGGACACTCGGGTCCTTAGCACTCGGGTCCGCCGCGTCAGCGGACCGGCCCGCAAGGTAAATCATGTTCCCGGCCCATCGTCCCGCGCCCCGCTCGGGCTTCCACCCCTCCTTCGGCGCGTACGCCGCCTGAAGCTCAGCGAACAACGGGTCAGTCAACATCATCTTGATGGAGTGCAGGAACTTAGACGCCATCTCCGCAGTCTTTGAAACGATCATCACCCGCAACGCGGGATTCATGCACAGCCGGTAGACCGTGTATTCCATCGTGATGACCTGAGACTTGCCGTGGAACGGCGGCGTGTTAATCAGCACGTTCCGCTTAGAGCCAGGGTTGTACGTGATCGACTCATGGAACACGTGCGGTTCGCGGCCCTCCAGCAGATCAATCCACATCTGCTGGTGCGGGTACGTGTCACGGTTCAAGAACCGCTTACGCCACTCGGCAAACGACAGCTTGTAAAGCTCCGGGTCCTGCCCGGCGTCGAGCGCGCGAGCCCGGCGAACGCGGGCGGCGTCAATCGCCTTCTTAAAGTCCGGGTCGGTGGCCCGCCAATTCTCATACGTCTTGACGTGCCGGTCCACATGGTCCATTGCCTCCTGCACGGAGGCACCCGCGCCGATCAGATCAATGACTCGGCGCTTGGCCTGTTCCATTGAAAGATTGGCAACCTTGGGCAAGACGGACCTTCCGGTACGATGACGGGCATGGCCCACAATGAATGGAAATACAATTCAGAGTTGCAGCGGTGGCTCACCGCCCGGGTCAGGGCGGGGATGCTTGCCAACGACATGACGCAGACGCAGCTCGCGGAACGCGTCGGCGTCAGCTTCAAGCATCTCAGTGAAATGCTTAACGGGTGGTCAATGGGGACGGTGGACGTGTGGGATCGCCTCTTGTGGGAGGCGGGCGCACACCCGGTTGGTAACCCGGAGTGACTGGAGACAATTTCGAGCCGAGCGCCAACGCGAGGCGAGAAATTGTCCATACAAAAACGACCGCCGAGAAAGGCGGTCAAAGTGGTTACAGGGGGAATTGCCGTACCGACCGCAAGGGAGGGTAGGCAATGACCGAAAGGGTTTGCCGGGTACAACAGGGGGGTGCCCTTTATGGGGCACCCCCGTCAGGTGCGACGGGACGGAGCACCTACCAGCTCTCGTTTAAGTCAGGGGGGTTTATTCCCTGTCGCTCCCGCTTGGGCGATGCCCGCCAGGGCATAGCCCACCCACTTAAAGTCTTAGTGACTGGTCGGCCCGGTGCTCCTGAGGTCGCCCCGAACCTCCCGGTTCGGCTTAGCTCGGTCACTTCGTTCCCTCACTAAGACATAGGCACCGATCAAACCGGGGTAGGCCCAATTTTTTGCCAATTATTTTTTTCAGAGGGGTCAAACACGGCGTGTCGCCCGGCGTGTCGCACCCATTTGTGACCCACATCACACCCCTATACCAGTTGTCGGCCCAGCGCCAGTTACCCGTATACCCCGCCCTGGAGCTGCCCCCACCAGTACCGGGACCAGGATTTTGGCCGGACAGTAAGAGGGGGGGGAGGGGGCCGAATTAAGCATGCCCCGGGTCAAGCTGGTGCAAACCAGGACAAAGCATGGCACTGATGTGGGTGGACAAATGGGACAGAAGGGGACAAAAGCACAGGCTGACACGGCTAGATGTTGGGTAAGCCCCACACTGTGACACTGTAAGTAGCACTCATTGGGGTGCAACACCCTACGTTGGCGCATGAGTGCGCCCCTTTGGACGTGAGGACAGTAGGGAGACACGGGCGCACGTACGTGTGCGTTGCGTCATGGCAGCAGCAGCACAACGGCATGAGGGTGTGGCGTGGGTTGAATGGTTGGCACGTGCTCACACGTGCACCAGTGGAGCACTGACCTGCGTCGAGCTGGTACAAAGCGGACATTCAGGGATTCAGCTTTTGTCTAAAGCCGCAGGTCACAAGCGTTTTTCGGATTCCCTCTAGTGGTGTCTGGTGTTGTGTGCCACGATGGCACTCCACACACCAACCAATGAGAGGCGGACACCATGGAACTCAACGCAGACACGGTGCAGGCTTTGCGTTTGGACCCCACGGGGCGCGACGGCAACGCGCGGTTCCCTTACACGTTGGAGGGATTGACGGATCGGGAGACGTTGGCGCTGCTCTTCGTGAGTGAGCAGGCGACGGCGTACGCGGACACGGATGACGTGGTGGCGGCTGCTGCTGCTGACTACGTGGAGGAGGTTCGGATCGCGGTGGACGCGCGTTTCGGTGTGGACAGGGTGGAGCGGTTGGCGTCGTGGGTCACGGGGATGCACGCCTCGCACGACGACATGATTTCGATGTGTCTGGAGCAGTGGGACGCGGTGGTGGCGATCATGGCGGATCACCACCACTTCTACCGCCCGGATGTGTCGGATTGGTGGTGTCGTGAGTGCGACACGGTTACGGACTTCTGCACGCAACAGAACTAGTGGCATTGCGTGACGCACGGTAATCCGTGCGTGGCGTTGTCTCACTAGGGCACAACCGATTGAGAGGGTAAGACAATGGGGCTCATGGAACAGCGGCAGGCGATCGTGGAGGCGAACATCGTGGCGAGTGCCAACCTGTCACCGGCAGAGCAGCGCGCGGTGCGTGAGCGTGGAATGCAAGCACTGTGGTACGCATGGGGGCAACTGGACTCGGGCGCACTGTCCTCCCGTGACCTGGACCACGGCTGGCTGTTCGCCACGCAGGTGGAGGCGGAAGCCATCGCGTATGAGACGCAGGTGACGTACTTCATGCGCTCCATTCTGGGGGCGTGGGGCGAGTACGTGGCGGATGCGGGTATCACGCGGCTCTAGTGGCTTTGCATGGCGCACGCCTAGCGCGTGCGTTGTGTTGGATCACTAGCACAGGATGAGAGGACAGGGACAATGGATGACTACGCGGCACGTGAGGCGTACGCGCTGGAGTCGCAGGGATTGACGGCACTTCGTGTGCACCTCCCGCAAAGCTTTGTTGTGGAGCAGACGGGCGGCTTCTGCATGGCGCTGGTGCGCTATGCGGGGGACGTGGTGACCGTGGTGACGGGCGAGAGTGTGGGCGACTACATCGTCGGCACGTACACGCTGGAGGGGTGGACCGGGGCCGACTCGGAAGAGCCTCTCTGCATCGCCTACGACCTCACCACGGCGCAGACTGTGGAGGCGACGCGATGAGCGTTGGTGAGCTGATTTTGTGGGTCATCGTGTGGGCGTGCAGCGCGGGCACTGTGGTTGTGTTCGGTGTGGGCATGGTGTGTCACTTCCGGGACACGCGCGGCGTGCCGCGTGAGGAGATTGACGCCGAACTGGCGAGGATCACGCGGGACACGCTCTAACCGATTGTGTGACCCACGGGCGACCGTGGTTCGCATTGTCCGTTAGAACTAGTGGAGGGAAAGGCATTATGGCGCTTGTCTCAGACTCATTCGGGGCACCGTTGCCCGTGGTTGGCGACACGTACGCTCACCCGT